ATCCGGAGCTGCCCGTCAGTTAATCGCTGCTGGAACATCTACAGAAGAACTACAAGGACAACTACAGGTACTGGGTGATATAGCCGCTGGGGCTAATATACCGTTGGATCAGATGGCACAGATATTTGCCAAGGTACAGAACAAGGGCCGTGCCTACACGGAAGAATTATTACAACTCTCAGATAGGGGTATTCCGATACTACAGGTCCTAGCTGATCAATTAAATGTAACTAAAGAAGAAGTATTTGACCTAGCCTCACAAGGTAAGTTATCAGCTGAGGTAATTAATCAGGCATTTGCCACCATGACAGAGTCAGGTGGACCCTTCTTTAATATGATGCAGACTCAAAGTGAGACTCTGGCAGGGCGATGGTCTACATTAAAAGATAACCTAACGCTCCTGGCAGCTGAATTAGGGGAAGTATTCCTACCTATTCTTAATGTAGTGATAGAAAAGTTGATATATGTGGTACAGGTTGTTAACCAGGTCGTCCAGGTCATAAAAGATTTAGGAGCCGCTATTCAGAAGTATGCCGTCGATGGATTCGAGAAGATGAAGAATGCAGCAGCAGGAGCCGTTAAAGGTGTAGAAGATGGATTTAGGTGGCTATACGATCAAGTGGTAGGTAACTCTTGGATACCTGATATGGTGGACCAGATAGGTGAGCACATGGGTCGCTTAGATGAAAACATGGTAAGCAAGGCCGAAAGCGCTACGGCAGAGACTTCTGATGCCTTTGAAAAGTTAAATAAAGATACAACAAGTAGTATGAACAACATGAGTAACTCCATAGGTGGTATATTCAGTGGATTACTGTCTAAGCTTGGCGGCGGCGGTGGTGGAGGTTTAGGTGGAATCTTTAGCAGCCTACTTGGAAGCTTCGGAGGAGGCGGCGGAGGTGGTGGACTTGGCGGAATCTTCGGAAGTATATTTGGCGGTGGAGGAGGCGGAGGCCTTGGAGGACTATTTGGTGGTTTATTCGCCGATGGTGGACGACCTCCCCTAAATAAAGTATCGGTAGTGGGAGAGAAGGGACCTGAATTATTTGTACCTGACTCTGCCGGAACAGTTATACCGAACGGAGCAGGTGTGGGTGGAAGCAGCCCTACTATCAACGTTCAACCAATATTTGTAGGTGTAGATGATCAGATTCAAGAACGTATACAGCAATCTATACCAGATATAGTTAGTGCCTCAGTAAATGCAGTCTCTAGCAGGATGCAGCGAGGTGATAAGAAATTTATAACAAGGAGAAGTGGATAATGGCTATTAGTTTCCCTATTAGCATACCTTCGAGCCCAGCAATTAAGTCTGTTAAGTTCAAGATGGTTAATGCTTCGGCCTTTAACTCCTCACCATTCACTGGTCAGCAGCAGGTAACTGTGTTCCCAGGTCAGTGGTGGGAAATAGAAGTTACACTGCCTACTATGACTAGGGCCGACGCAGAAGAGTGGATAAGCTTTCTGGCCAAGTTAAACGGCCATGAGGGTACATTTAATATAGGAGATCCAGACGGGGCTACACCGAGAGGAACTGGAGGAGGAACCCCACTAGTTAACGGAGCATCCCAAACTGGTCAGGATCTTATAACAGATGGGTGGAATCTCAGTGAAGCAGTCCTAAAGACTGGAGATTACGTTCAAATAGGTACGAAGCTTTACAAATCATTGACTGACGTTACAAGTGACGGGTCTGGTAACGCTACACTAACATTGTACCCTAGCGTAAAGACTGCACCAAGTGATGGGGCATCAATTATAGTTACCAATACAACAGGTACTTTTAGGCTAAAGACTCCAGTGTCTGGTTGGTCAGCTGATAGCTTAAGTCACTATACGGTATCATTCTCAGCAGTGGAGGCCATCTAATGGCTAGAAATGTTAGTGCATCATTTTCAGGAGCAGCGGACGCCGCGGTTATATATCCAGCATTGTTGGTAGATATAAGCCTAGCAGACTCAACCATATACCTATGGACTGGTTATGGAGATTTTGTGTATAACAGTAATACATACCAAGGTGTTGGGCATCTAGGTGGTGTGAGTGAGGTGACTGAAACAGCTAATGTGGAAGCTAATGGAATAACACTAACACTTACAGGAATACCTAGTTCATTGATTGCAACTGCTTTAAACGACGCTAGACAAGGTAAAACTGTTTCATGCCACTTGGCTCTATTTGATTCGAGTGAAACGCTTGTGGATGTTGCAGATGATGTATTTAAGGGGTTCTTAGATGTACCAACTATCAATAAGGGCTCTCCTAACTCATCTATATCGATTACAGCAGAGAATAGATTAATAGAATTACAGAAGTCTAGGGAGCGTAGATATACAGATCAGGATCAGCAGGATTTATTTCCTGGAGATGTTGGACTTGAGTTTGTTGCAGGATTACAAGACGTAGAGATTAAGTGGGGTGGGGGATAATGCTTAAAAGAGTTGATTGGTGGGAGAAGCTCCTAGAGTATTTAGAATATTGTAAAGGGAAGCAGTTAAATTGGGGAACCTTCGATTGTTGCACCTTCATATGTGGGGCTATAACGTCTATGACTGACATAGATCCATACAAAGAGTTTAGATTGCCATACAGTACCCAAGAAGAGGCAATGGCAGCCATAAAGAAGTATACTGGAATAGGTGGGTACAATAAAGGGTTAACCGCCGTAGTGCGGACGATAGGCACCGATACAGGAGCTACCGTAATAGAAGGAGTCCCAGGTAGGGGAGATGTGTGTGTTATTAAAGTAGATGATGAATATGTATGCAGTATATGTGTTGGTGATAAGCTAGCCCTTATACATAAAAATGATGGTCTTATATTAAGTCCAGTCAATAAGTACAATATAACACTGGTATTAAGGTATATTTAATGGGATTTATAGCGCCGTTAGTCGGATTATTAGGAGGAGGAGGATTCTTAGGGGGTATCCTTGGTGGTGGCTTTTTAGCCAACTTGATCACCAATGTACTGCTTGGTGCCGTTCAATCTCTATTCTCAAAGAAACCGGAAGCACCGGGACTAAAGGATGCTGGCCTTACGCAAATGGTGAGACAGGCTATAACTGGTCGACAAATCGTTTATGGAAGAGTTAAGAAGGCCGGACCCGTAGTTTATATGTCTACAACGAATAATAATAAGCATCTTCACCTAGTGGTGGCCCTAGCGTCTCATCAGTGTGAAGAGATTGAGTCAGTATTCTTCAACGAGACAGAGTTACCGTGGAATAAGTCCACTGGAGAGATCACATCTGGAGATTATGCAGGTAAAGCCCAAGTCTTCACTAGCCTGGGGTCTGATAGTCAGGCAACCCTACCGGAATTACTAGCCAATATACCTGATGATTTTACAGCCAATCACAGGCTTAGGGGTATCTGTTACGTATACGCTAAACTCACGTGGGATAGTTCAGTATATCAAGGTGTACCAAACATATCTGTAATAATGAAGGGAAAGAACGACATACTTGACACAAGGACCTCTACTACAGGTTACACAAATAATGCTGCTTTATGTACACTAGACTACTTACTAGAAAATCCTCTAGGATTAGGTGTATCATCTGTAGAATACGACTCGACTAATATAAACGCTGAAGCCAATATTTGCGATGAACTAGTTCCACTAGCTGCCGGCGGTAACGAAAAGAGATACGTGTGTGATGGTATAATAGAAACCAGCGTCACATTACAAGAGAATATAAACAGAATGTTAACCTCGACAGCTGGCAAACTGACATACAGGAATGGTAAGTTCTTTATACTTACTGGGACCTACAGATCACCTTCAGTTACATTGACCAACGACGATATAATAGGTGGCATGCAAGTTAACACTAGATTGAGCAGACAAGAGTTATTCAACGGTATAAAGGGTGTTTACATATCACCTGACAACGATTGGCAGCCCTCGGATTTCCCACCAGTTAAGAGCGATGTGTTCAAATCTGAGGATAATGGTGAGAGGATTTGGAGAGATATAGATCTACCATTCACACAATCATCTGCCGCAGCGCAGAGACTGGCTAAGATAATGCTACTAGCAGTAAGACAACCTGTAACCGTTTCATTTCAAGCATCTATGAAGGCCTTCCAACTTGCTGTTGGAGATACAGTCCTAGTGGATGATGACGATCTTGGGTGGTCCGGTAAGTCTTTCGAGGTTGTAGAGTGGCAATTTATACCAGGATCTGGTAAAGAGGGCTTATCTATACAACTAGCCTTAAGGGAAATTGCACCAGCAGTATATAGTTGGGATACATCCGAAGAGACTACAGTCGATACGGCTCCTAATACTAATCTACCTACAGCTACTTCCGTTACAGCTCCCTCTAGCCTAACGCTCGATAGTAGTACAGATCAACTTCTACAGGATGGAGCTACCATAGTCTCTAGAATACTAACTACTTGGGATATCTCAGCCGACGCCTTCGTCACCAGTGGTGGTCGAGTGGAGGTCGAGTTTAAGAAATCAGCAGACAGTGTGTGGACTGCTTCCCCAACAACATTGCCTGGAGATTCTGTTCAAACATATCTTAGCCCAGTATCCGATGGAGATCTTCACGACGTAAGGGTGAGATTTAGAAATAACCTAGGTGTAGTAAGTGCCTGGACAACATCTACAGGCCATACGGTTATTGGTAAAACTGCAGTCCCATCTAACGTCACTAACTTCAATGCCGTTCAGAATGGAGCATTCATGACTTTCCAGTGGGAACCTGTATCAGATATAGATTTGGCTGGTTACGAAATACGAGTAGGACCTCAGTCTAATACATCGTGGGAGGACGCTAGGCCATTAATACGTACGGCCAAGGTCACGACATGGACCACCTCGACAATACCTATTGGCGATCACACAGTCCTCATTAAGGCCATAGATACCACCGGTAATGAGTCTACTACTGCCGGACTTTTTTCAATTACGGTGTCTCAGAAAGCCTTTACGACGGATACCGACTTAGTGCTGGCAGATGATGGTTGGACAGGAGTGCTGGACAATATGTTGGTCCACGGGTCCACTAACTCACTCGTATGTGACTCCATAACTGAGGCAGATTCCGCTGAGGATATATTCGATAATAACAATGTGGAATTCTTTAATGACTGCGCGTACACGTGGCCGGAGATTGACTTAGGGGCAGACCAGGATGCCAGAATCTCAGTAAGTGTTTCAAGTAAAAGAATGCCAGACACAACTGGCGTGGCTAACCCTAAGGTATTCATACGAACTAGAGCAGCAGCAGACCCTAACGCTGACGTAACGCTGTCCGACACTAATATCATTCAATCCGCCGGGACGTTTAGTAATATGATTATGCATCACACAGGTAAATTAGTGCCAGATAGCCAAGATTTAGCTTCAGTTAGTGGGACCTTCGATGAATACGTTCAGAATGCATATACTACTTGCGAATATACCTCACCTGAGTTTGACCTAGGGGCCGACACCATAGTTAACCTTGAGATATCCACGGTACACACATTGGGCCCAGGGGAAACCTCTGGTATATCAAATGTGACCGCATCCTTAGACTATAAGCTGGCAGCAGGAGCCTACGACGGATTTGAGTCCTGGGCATCTGGGCAATTCTCAGCAAGGTATTTTAAAATAAAGTTATCAACCGATACTACCCAAGGTAAGTCGGTTATTGACTCAGCAACAATGGCATTAGATAAGTTTGTACCATTTAGTGGTGTTGGTGAGTATGAAGGAATAAGATATGTACAAGTTAAAATAAAAATAGATACTACAGAGGGTGTGCCGAACATAACGGATTATACCATTACTGTAGATAGTGAACCATAAGAAGGAGAGTAATATGACTCAAGATAAGTACACTAGGCCGGATAATACTTCACAGTCTGCCTCCGCCTATAAAGCAAACATAGACAATGGATTCGAGACCTATGAACGGGCCTCAGGATCTTTATTTCAAGGACATGAACAATCAAGTCCAGATATGACTGTTAGATTAGAGGCTGGAGTTCTGTGGGATGGCCCAGGTAATGCACCCGTAGATGTAGCTGCTCAGAGTACTGGAACTATTACAGCTCCATCTACTAATCCAAGGATCGATAGGGTGGTAGTTGACACCTCAGGAACAGTTTCTGTAATTACCGGAACTGAGGATGCATCACCTACAGCCCCTGCAGTTACGGCCGGTAAGATAACCATATGTCAGGTAGCCTTAGCTACAAGTACTACTAGTATAACTAACTCACTTATCACAGACGAGAGACCATCATATATTGGGAACCCAGCTGCCGGGATAGCTGGTATATCTAATGTTGTGGAGGATACTACACCTCAGTTAGGGGGAGACCTTGACCTGAATGGTAATGATATTGTAGATACTAATGGTAATGAGGTCATTACACACACAGCTACAACCAGTGCAGTTAACCATGTGAACTTTATTAATGCAGACTCGGGTAACATGCCGGTAATACAGGCTGCAGGAGATGACACTAATGTCGATTTACGGCTAAAGGGTCAGGGGACTGGTACCATAAAGCTAGGTGATGGGGAACTTCAATTCCCGGACGCTGATGGGTCAGCCGATCAAGTTATTAAAACCAATGGATCTGGTGTGCTTAGTTTTGTTACAGCCGCTGGTGGTGCTTGGGAGTACATCTCAGGAACAGTGGTTTCATCTGATGCCTCTATTGATTTCACAGGACTTGCCGCCGGTTATGATTATCACGTGGTGTGTACCAACCTGGTCCCCGCAACCGACGGTACTGACATAGATGTTGTTATAGGTACTGGAGCAACTCCTACATATAAAACAGGGGCTAGCGATTACGGGTGGGCAGCTCTTGGGTACTACGCTGGGTCTTTTGCCGGTGCATACGATGAGGCCGATGCACGCATTGAATTAACACCTGCTGGCTCGAGTAATGTTTCTACAGAGGGTGGAACCTATGAGATTACTATTCACGATCCCGGGAATGCTTCGGAATACACTAAATTCTCATTTCAATCTAGTTACGTAACTGCAACCCCTTGGCACGCAGCCGCTGTGGGATCCGCCACATACTTCTCCAATACCGCAGTTACT